AGTTGAAGAAGTCTCGTAAGTGGAACAGCATGATGCAGTCGGTACAGATGCAGGGGGCAAATGGTCCATTTACACCGCCACGTTATAGCCACGTGTATCACATCAAAACCATTAAGGAAGAGAACTCCAAGGGTTCTTGGCATGGTTGGGAGATGAGCCGCGTTAAGCAGGTAGATAGCGTAGGAACTTACACTCAGTGCAAATCGTTTGCTGAGTCGATTACCGCAGGTGATGTGGTCGTTAAACACTCCGATGAACGTGCAGAGACAAACTCCGATATTCCGTTCTAGGGATGCTTGTATCTTGGGGCGGCACATGCCGCCCTTTTTTATCTAATCGGAGAATCACATGGTAATTGAGCAATTTATGTCCATCTTTGATGGGCTACAGGAAGCATACGGTACCTTTCGTATAGAAAAGCAAGCCGCTAACGGTAAGGCTCAAGGTAAGGCGGGCGTTGTACGCGAACCACGGACCATGCTGCTGTGGGAAAACCACTTAGGTGGTCGCCATGGAATTGGCATCATTCCGATTAACGAGGACAACAACTGCAAGTGGGGTTGTATCGACGTTGATCAGTACCCTTTGGACCACACCTTGTTGGTTTCAAAGATACGCAAGCTAGACTTGCCCTTAGTAGTGTGTCGATCAAAATCTGGCGGCGCGCACTGTTTCTTATTTACAAACGACTGGGTCACCGCTAAAGACATGCAGAAAGCGTTGCAGTGTATGTCTGCCGCATTAGGCTATGGCGATTCAGAGATATTCCCAAAGCAGATCAAGCTTCACCTAGACCGTGGTGATGTAGGTAATTTCTTGAACCTGCCTTACTTTGACGCAGAAGACGGCCTACGGTACGCAATTAAAGACGATGGTACGTCAGCTACCATCGAAGAATTCTTTGAGATGCACAAGAAATATGCTCAGACATTGGAGCAGGTGGTCGCTCTACAGGTAGTAGAAACCAAGAAATCCTCACTACTGATAGACGGGCCACCCTGCTTGCAAATACTCTGCTCGAACAAGATCAGCGAGGGTGGGCGTAACAACGGCCTGTTTAACCTTGGGGTCTACTTACGTAAGGCTTACCCAGACTCTTGGGAGTCAGAGATACTGTCATACAACATGCAGTACCTAGAGCCCCCGCTTCCGTTAAACGAGGTTAATGCAGTAGCGAAGCAGTGTGGTCGAAAGGATTACGCCTACAAGTGTTCAGATGCCCCTGTTAACGCACACTGCAACAAAGAGCTATGTCGCACTAGAAAGTATGGTGTCGGTGCCGCTATCCAAGGGGCATCCATAGCTAACCTGCGTAAGTACGACTCGACTCCCCCAGTATGGTTTATGGACGTAAATGGAGAGCCTCTGGAGCTAGATACTGAGGGTCTGTTAAGCCAGCCCGTGTTCCAGAAAGCCTGTATGGAGCAGTTAAACTTTATGCCACGCTCAGTACAGAAAGCCTCGTGGGAAAGCCGTATCAGCACGTTGCTCACGGACATGAAGGATAACGAGTCCGCCATTATGGAAGTAGCGCAGGATGCCAGCACCAGCGGTCAGTTCTACGACTATCTGGAAGAGTTCTGCCGGTTCCTACAGCAAGCGCAAGACAAGGAAGAGATACTGTTACGCCGCCCATGGACCGACGAGGAAGAAGGCCTCACCTACTTTAGGCTTCGAGACTTCGAGGGGTTCTTAAAGAAGAACAAGTGGTTTGATTACAAGTCTCATAAGATCGCCCAGCGTCTGCGAGATATTCACGGAGAGTCAAAGGTATTAAAGATAAAAGGTCGCCCTGTGAGGGTCTGGTCTGTACCTGCTTTCGACAAAGTAGACGTTGAGCTAAAGACACCTAACTTTGGTGGATCAAATGAGGCACCCTTCTGATGGAAGAGAAAATAGATAGAAATAAAGAAATATTTAGACTGTGGCACGAAGAGCGCATGACTCAGGTCGCTATCGGTAAGCAGTTCAATCTCACCCGGGAGCGCGTCAGACAGATAGTTCAGCGTCAGCTTAACCGGTTAATTTTAGCTTCGGAGAAATAGATATGTCTATCAAGATTGAAAAGAACGTCCCGTTAACGAAATCATACGGTACAGGTAAGTGGTCCATCGTTTATGAGATGGAAGAGGGTGATAGCATCCTGTGTAAAGATTACCAGCAAGCGTCTACGCTGGGCTCTTCTATCCGTGCCCGTAGGGACGATAACGGTGATACGCCCTACACTTCGGTGAAGCGTAAGCAAGAAGACGGAACAGTGCGCGTCTGGCTACAGTTGAGAGACTGATGTTTCGTATATTCGGACCACCCGGAACTGGGAAGACTACTACGCTACTTAACATGGTAGACAAGGCCTTGGAAAGCGGGGTACGCCCCTTGGACATTGCTTTCCTAGCGTTTACCAAGAAAGCCGCGACAGAAGCCAAAGAACGTGCGGCGGCTAGATTTGGTCTGGACCCTAAAGAAGACTTAGCTAACTTCCGTACCCTGCACAGCTTGGCTCTGGCAATGTCAGACATCCGAAAGGATCAGGTCATGCAAGCGGAGAACTACAGGGAGTTGTCTAAGGTGACCGGCGTTAACCTAACAGGAAACAAAGCGGCAGACTTTGAAGAAGACCTGCCCAGCGTGACCAGTTCTAGTGACCCTATACTAGGGGTTATAAACCTCGCCAGACTACGCAAGGTCCCGCTTCGGGATCAGTACAACATCAGCAACCTAGACAAGGACTGGAACCTTGTAAGCTACGTGGATAGCTGCTTGAAAGAGTACAAGCACCGTTTCGGTCTGTATGACTTCACCGATATGCTTGCAGTGTTCGCGAACAACGGCGCACGGTACTGCCCTGACTTTAAGCTGACCTTTCTAGATGAGGCACAAGACCTGTCTCCTCTCCAGTGGGACATAGCTCACCTTCTGGATGCGAAGTCCGAGAAGATGTACTGCGCGGGAGATGACGATCAAGCTATCTACCGATGGGCAGGGGCGGATGTAGATCATTTTATTACGCTAGAGGGAGGGTCAGAAACCCTGTCTCAAAGCTACCGAATACCTCGCGTGGTCCACAGCCTAGCAGAGGGTATCGCCTCACGTATTACCATGCGGTTTCCAAAACGCTACGAGCCCAAGAAAGAAGAGGGCAAGCTAGTCCGGATCAACTCCGTCGCATCGCTAGACATGTCCGAGGACAGTTGGCTAGTAATGGCACAGGCCGGTTACCTACTACAATCCGTGGCACAAGACCTAAAGGCAGGCGGGTATCTATTCACATACCGCGGCCATCGGTCCATTAGTGAACGCCAGAGCCTCGCAGTAAACGGCTGGGAAAGATTGCGTAGTGGCAAGATGGTAACGGGCGATGTTGCTCGAAAAATATACAGCTTCATGTCAATTAAGACCCGGGTGACACGTGGCTTTAAGAAATTACCCGGGTTAGATGATGACGGTGAAGTTAGCCTAGAACAGCTACAGGAGCATTTTGGCCTGTTGGCTACTAAAGACATGATATGGCACGAGGCTATGGACAACCTGCCAGAGACAGACCGAGCTTACATCATTGCTTTGCTACGGCGGGGCGAGAAGTTTAATGCCGAGCCTCGTATCACAGTATCCACGATCCACGGATCAAAAGGTGGTGAGGCCGACAACGTCGTACTCTTTACCGATTTATCACCTGCCGCAGACGAACAGATGCGGCGTAACCCAGACGATATGCACCGAGTGTTCTATGTTGCTGTCACGCGGACTAAGAATGCCTTGTATGTTGTCGATGCAGAAGACATGTCACGGAGCTACGATTTATGAAACCATATTTTTATAAGAAAACTAAGGTCTGGGGGTAACTATGTTACGAGCAGACGGACTAAGTGAGGCAATCGTGGGCATCTGCCGACGGTGCGGGCAAGAGGATGTTGTCTTGTATAACGAAGACAAGGTTCTGGAAATACTAGTAGAGCGCGATGGCATGGATTATAACGAGGCCAAAGAGTACTACGAGTTTAATATTGTCGGTGCGTGGCTGGGTGAGGGCACCCCAGCTTTCTACTTTAAGTTTAGTAGTGAAGAAATCGATGAACTAATCGCAGACGATCCCGGTATCCCTGCAAAAACTGACTAAGAGGCAATAACAATGGGTATTACAGTAACAGGCAAACTAACTAAGACAGCTAACCAATTCCAAGCCGGTGAAAGCACTGGGTTCGGGATACGGCTTGGCGTTAAGTTTTATAACCGTGAAACAAAAACAAACGACTGGACTAACTATGAGGCGGTTGTCTTTGCGCGGCCCGGGAAACAGCTAGAATTCTACGCCAGTGCGCTGGTAGAGGGCTCGGTAATTGAGATATCCGGTAGCGGTTGCCAGATACGAACCTTCGAGGGTAGCAGTGGCCCTATGCACAGTATCTCTGTGCTAGATGCCAAGCTGGGTTACATATCAACCAATAAAGAACCTATTGCGGCTCCTGCGAAGTATCCGTCACCTAAAGACCTTTCTGAAGACATCCCTTTTTAAGGAGAACATCGATGAGCGATTTTAAAAATTACATTGTAAAGAAGTCCCCTAAAGCAAGCGGAGAGATGTGGTCACGGTCATCAGATGGCAGCACCTCTGATGGCTCAACGGCCTCGTACTACGAGCTTCCAGAAGGGGCTTCAGAATTACAGCACTTGATCTCACACAAAGACATGAACGCCCAGATGGGAGAAATCTTCCGTGCCGCCTACCGGTACGGGGAGTCCTCGCACAGTGATATGTTGCGTGACGCTAAGAAGATACGCTTCTACATAGATGCTGAGATAACTCGAATCGAAACTTTACAGGCGGATACCGAATGAGTCTTCAAATGGCTATGTTTAAACCCAAGAGCGAGTGGATACCGCCGTTAGAGTTACCTGATCTAACGGGGGCACCTCGTATAGCAATTGATGTCGAAACACGCGACCCGAACCTTAAAACAAATGGACCCGGCTGGCCCACAGGTGATGGCGAAGTAGTCGGCTATGCCATTGCAGTCGAGGGATGGTCCGGTTACATACCGATCAGGCACTTCGGTGGCGGAAACTTAGATGAGAGAATAGTTAATAAGTGGCTCAAGAAAGTATTC